CCTTCGGATTGTAAACACCTGTATATCTCTATGACAGGTAAAACTTTATTATAATCTGTTATTCTTTTACGCATGGCTTGCTAATAATTCTTCTACATGTTTTTTAGCTACTTCCCAACCATCTACATATTCAACTGGATCGGGTCTTCCTAATTTTAAGAATGCCTCTATTCTTTCTACTGATGAAGCTGATTTATAATCTGATAATCCTTCTGCTGTAGGTTTATATGATGTGTTAGTTCTTTTATAAACTTCATCAAAATCTAAACCTAATACAAAACATGCTGCTTCTCCATCTACTAATATATCATATTTATCGCCATCTAAAAATGGTGTTATATATGTAACCCTTTCAGCTTCCCAGTTTCCTTGCTTAAATGCTTCATAATCAGCATCTCTAAATTCTTGTCTACAATCAGGATAAATTGCATGATCACCTGCATGAATACCCATTGCTATTTTTACTTCGCAATCTTTTTCATTTGCAATTGATAATGCTGCAGCTTGAATAATTGATGAAAATATTTTATTCCTGTTAGGTACAACAGTGTCTTTCATATTTTCTTCTTCATAATGTCCTTCTGGGACATCTTCTCCTCCTTTTACAAGGTTTGAATTTAATAAACCAACTAATCCTTGTAAAGTAATTCTTTGATATTTTACTGGGTAGCCATTTCTATCCAAATATTCAATTAGTTCTGATGCTCTTTCTAATTCAACATTATGTTTTTGACCATAATCAAAACTTAATGCTGTTACTTCGTAACCTTTGGCTAATAAATGCAATAATACTGTGCTGCTATCCATTCCTCCTGATAATGATAATACTGCTTGTTTTTTCATAATAATTTCTCTATCTTATTGTAATTGCTGAAGGATCTATTTCTTTCTCCTCCATTTTGATCAAACCATTTTCTTCTAAATAATCTGTTATTTCTTGAACTCTTTCATTGATCCCAATTGTTTCTAATTCTACAACATCCAAATCAGGGTGGCCATTCTTTATTACATGAATAGTATTTTTCATATGAATTGCAATCTTTTCCTGGTATTCCGCGTCAGTATCTCTTACACCATCTTCCTTAAGAAATTCTTTATAAGGAGGTATATATATAACTAAATCAACTGGAAATGTATGGAATATTGCGTTCATTATTCTACTTGAATAATTAACCGATTCCGAACTAACAAATCCATCTTGCATACATTGCATTGCATAAGCATGTGAATCAATTATACATCTGTCAAATAATGAATATTTATGTGCATAATGTGCTTCTTGTGCATTTCTTAAATGAGTAAGGGAAATTAAATCTTGCGAATAATCATCCCCCTCTTTATTTATCTTAACATTAGGATTCTTTGCCAATGTTCTAACTACTTCATCATAAACATGCATCCATGGCATAGCATTTTTTAATTTATTTACTAATGTTGTCTTACCTGTTCCTTGTGCTCCTACGAAAGCTATTTTCATATTTTTTCTCCTTTATTATATTATAATATACAAAATTATTTCAATATATCCAACACATATTCCTGATTTTTTGTCATTATTTTATCATTAATTGAATATTTTTCCTCTAAATCAATTGTCCAATCAGGTTTTTTATAATCATATTTATCTTCGAACTTTATTCCATCTATAGCACAATGATAAACTATACTGGTATCAACACCACGTATTAATGATTTTTCTTCAGCTGAATATTCCTTAAATTCATCTACTGTACTCCAACATCCTAACAGATGTATTTCTTTATTTAATGGATTATTTGCCAATGCATATCTTACAGCTTCTGGTCTCCCACCAGCAAATTGGGTTTCAGTAACCTTTGGCACAGCTAATACATCTACGTCTTCATATTTACTTAATGTATCCCATGTGCTTTTCCATTCATCTGGATCCTTCCCGTGACATACCACTTGTAATTTTGTTTCATCCATCATCAACCATAATTCTACTTTGGATAAAGCTGTGTCAGTTGATTTAATTGTTGCTGCCCCATCTTTATAAACATCTGGTAATACTATTTCTGATGGTCTTAATTCTTCGGCTGCTTTCATTACAACATCTGATTGCAATGCCTTATTACCTAATTCAATCAATGAATTATCTAAAATTACGTATTCTCCATCAGCTAATTTTTGTTTATAAAATTCCGTATATTCTGGATATTTTAATATTAAATGTGTTAATGCCATATGATAGTCTGTATTATCATATTTTAGGTCGTGTGTTGGGCAAATAAATGCTACTTTCATATTTTCTCTTCATTTAGATTATATAATTCTGAATGATGTAAATCATTACAGAATTTTTCGTAATTATTTATTAGTGAACTTTTATATCGGTGATATTTATGACCGGGTTTACCATTAAGAGGGTTTCTTAATCTTTTAACTATTCTATCCCTGAGTATCATTGATGCACTCATATCGGGTTGCCAATCATTGTGGTATTTTTTAGGAAATTCGTCTAGATCTAATTTAGTCCCAGGGTTGAAATTACGTCTTCGCATTTCTTTATTTACGGACTCTAGTCTTTTTTTAAGATATACTAACTTATTCTTAAAAAAATTAATATGTCCTGTACCCATTCTAAAAGTCTTTGGGACAGAAGATTTAATCTCATAACCATTTTTTCTTAACCCTCCTGTAATCATTGTAATCTCAACACTTTCTGCTATTAAGTGTTGATCCGATAAATGCTTCGGGTTTACTCCTATATTAACTCTTGCCATAACCTTTTATTATAATATACAAAAAAATTTATTAACTGCCAAATTTATTTTACACTTCTTTTAACATGATACAAAACATTGTTCAAATGGTGGATTTACGTTTCCAATTATTCTTTCCACATATACACATGTATCGCCTTCATGAAATCCTTTTTCTAATAATAAGGGTAGGCTCATTGGTTTGCACCATGCATAAACTTTATACCCTTCATAATCATTACTAACAAACTCCCATCTAGTATCCCACAACTGTCTAAATATTCCCTTACGCCTATGATTCTCATGCACCCAAGCATCCATAAATTTGATTGTCTTGTTTGGCTCTATTTGCATGCGAATATGACCAGTACATAATTGATCTGAATATGATATCCACGAGTGTTGACAATATTGGGTTGTCCCTGTTGGTGGTATATACAAAATTTTGTTTTCGTATTTCATAATTTCCTTTGTATATAACCATATTCATTTTCTAGTTGTTAATATCTTGTATCCAATCTTTTCTATTTAACTTCACAACTCCCTCCTGCGCATGCTAATTCGCCTGAAAGATTTGTATTATCATCAATTTCTATCACATTTGTTAAATCCACGCCTTGTAATGCTTTTACTAATTCATCATATCTTTCTTTCGAGATATCCTCAAATGGTGCTTGTATATATGATCCACCATCATGAGGTAGAACTGAAAGACCATTATAATGTTCTCTATTTTCCCACATCCATTCGCCTGCTAATTCCCAATCATCATCTTTTAAGGAAATCGTAGCTGAAACATTATGAGTATTAGATCCATTTCTATGGCCATTTTTTACCCACTCTGTTGCAATATTTTTTACCCTCTCCATCAATTGAAATGGTGATTCTGTTCTCATTATTGCTCCTTCTGGTGCTTTTTGAGGGACTTGGATTACTGCTGTATCATGTGGTCTAAAATATTCATCCTCTACTAATTCAGGATGATTATTAATAAGGTAATTATATATTGATTCGTTCTTACCTACTCTAATTCTTCTAATGTAATAATCATTATGCCATGCATGGATGCCTGATGAGGTTCCTAATGCTAATGAAGTTGTTCCTGCTGGCTTTACCGTTGTTGTTCTTGCCGCTTTTTTTACACCAATTAGTTTTGATACTCTTGAATTTTCCCTCTTTACCTTATCCGCAGCCTTTTCCATATCATATCCTAATACTACACCTGAACCTATACCAGTCATTGAAACACCAATTAATGCATCTTTTTCAGTTGTCTCTCTCCACACATCTCTTAAATAATGAAAATCAGTATATCCGGCTTGGAGTGTTCCTATAAATGCAGCAGCTTTTACCCTTTCCTCTAAATCCTCTTGAGATTCTATATCACTAGCATTAACTTCGCATAAATTACAAAATTGATATGGTCTTAATGCGATTTCACAACATGGATTAGTTCCCCAATCTTTATCATTATTAAAGTAAATACCGGGCTCACCAGCTCCACTTAATTTTACCCTATCCCAAATTTCCATGAAGAATTGTTTAGTAATTTTATGTCTCATTAAACAAGCTGAATTATTTGCTCTACCTCTTTGTGGATTTAATTCCCACCAAGGTCCTGCCTTACATGAAATCATTTCATCATCATCTGCACTGAATAAACTAATAAGTGCTGCTCTTCTAATACCGCCTGCTAATACTGCATCTGCAATATGGCAAACTATATCATGAGCTTCAAGTGTTGTTAATTTGGTTCCATTTTCCTTCTGTTCTAATATACCACCAACTTTTAATATACATTCCTTTAATGGTTGTGGTCCTGGAGCTTTACCACCTGAAGTAACTAATTGAGCACCTTTAGGTCTAATATCTGAATAGTCGAATTCGATTCTACTACCGCCACCATTCATATATGATTTCATTAAAACTTTTACGGCATCTGCCCATCCCTCTATTGAGTCACCAATTAGGAATCTTTTCTTTCTTTTAGGATATGGCTTTTGTATGACTGGTAATTTTGCTATATGATGTTTCTGCACTGAAAATCCTACACCTGTTCCTCCCAATAATAAAAACATAGTTTCATTAAATGAATCTAAACTATCTATAGGGAGATATGCGCAGTTATATATTCTATTAGGAGATATTGTGATCGGTTTACCTGCAAATTGCATGCTTCTCATAGAAGGTAACACCTTCTTGTCGTATACTAATTTATACTTTTCATCAATCTCATTCTTTAATTGAGGGTATTGTTTAATATGCATATTCTTATTACGTGTGACCAACTCTTCCCACGTTTCCCTTCTATTTAGTTCTGGAAGGTATTTTGCGTATTTCATATAGACTGTGATGTCCGATAGAATTTGTGTAGAAATTTCCATTTGATGCTCCTTTATTATTTTATATGTGAGATAAAAAAGACGAACCTGTTGGGTTCATCTTTGATGTATTAATAATTAGACAAAACCTATACATTACCCTCTAATTCCTTAAACTTATTTTGTAAATATTTTCGTCCAGCTTCCTCACCCTTATCCATTTGTTTTTGCGTATTGCGTCCTTGCAATGATCCTTCATCATATATTTCAATTTGTCCATTTGATGTATTCATCTTACTTGGAAAAGTAATACCATCAGGTCCAAATCTATTTTTAATAACATGCCACCTCCCAGTGCCTGCTATTTTATCTTCTATTTTTCTACTTAAAGATAATACAAAATCTGCTGTCATTATTTTAGAATATGATTCAGCAATTTTTTCTGCACCGATCACATCATCCTCTAACGATGATCTATTTGCTTGTGATGCTGTCCAAACCGGTATCTGATATTCTCCAGCCATACCTCTTAAGTCTTCATATATATTACCAAGTTCATGCCTTAAATCCTGGGATCTACCTGCACCTCTTAATAAATCAGCATAATCCACAACTATCATATCTGGTTTATATCCCATCATCTGACATCTATCTAAATGGGCCTTAATAGTGTTAACAGTTGCCGATTTAGTAGGATAATATTTTACTACCAATTTACCTGATAAATTTTCAACAACTTTTTTAACATCATCAATATGATATTTCAAATTCTGTGCTGCTATTCCTGAAAATACAGAGTCAAATCTTAATCCAACATATGCGTCATTTAACTCTAATGTATAGTGCACTGCACTTAATCCAGCTTTCACCGAATTAGCTGCAACATTTACTAATCCCCATGACTTACCTATACCTGCTGGTGCTACAAATACGCCTAACTCACCAGGACCTAAACCACCATCCATTAAATCATCAATTACATTCCATCCTGTAGGAACTGTTTTACGGGTGCTTTCTTGGAATCGTGCATCAACATCAATATTATATTCATGACCTATATCTCTTTCAGCTCCGGCTTTCATAGCAGTATCTATTTTTTCCTTAATAGAATCATACTCGCCTTGTTGGAGTAAATTAACTGATTCCATTATAGCAGATTTAAGGGTTTGATTTTTACAAAAATCTAATGCTTCCTTTTCTATAAATTCGATATCCTCTGCATCAGATTGTTTTGTTATCTGCTTTAGATTATCAACAATAGTAGTTTTTAATACATCACCATCTACATCATCCAATTTTACTTTCATAACCTCTAATGTAGGTAATGAACCATAATCCCTAAAATAATCTAATACTGTTTGCACAATCCATTGGTTTGCTTCTGATTCCATAAATAATGGATTTAGAATATCACTAATTTGTTGTAAAAACATCCTGTCCTTAAATAATGCTGCAATGAGCTTTATTTGGAAAGAATACCCGAATTTGCTAAATGTATCTGTCATTAATACTAATATATAAAAATTTTTTCAATTAACCAAATTATTTGGCATTTTGTTTTGCGAATGCATCTAAAGATGCAAATGTTTCGCGTAACCAGAAATCAAGATTTCTGATAATATTGGTAAGTCTATCTTCCATTAACATAACCTTAAAGCTAGTTACATTTAATGCATTGATTTGCTCGTCTACTATATTTCGTATTTTTTCTTTTGCACTTCCCGAAATTTCGACATCATATAATTGCATTAATTTATGATTCAATTCTATCTGATCCCTATTACTATTTATCTGCTGTAGTATTTTAAGTTTAGAATCTTCTGATGCTTTTAATACTTCATCAATAGAGATATTTCTATCTTCAAATAAAATTGGTAAGCGTTTTTGTAATGTTTTCAAACCAGCTCCTTTAATTCCAGGAATATTATCTGATTTGTCACCTGTTAGTGTTCTATATAATAAATAATTATGTGCAGGTATCCCTGTATCTGATAATACATCCCCTTTGAAATATAATTTCTTTTTAGTAGGGCTCCACACTGTTATTCTATCATCCACTAATTGTAAAAAGTCTTTATCTGAAGACATGATAAAACATTGTGAATCAGATAATACTTGCTTACAGATATATGCAATAGTATCATCAGCTTCGATATTATCTAATGATAAAATTGAAACAGGTAAATTATCCATGTAATTTACTAATCGTCCCAGTTGCATACCCATATTTTTTCGCTGGGCTTCTTTATCATCGCTCCCTACAAATGCTCTATTCAAATTTGAGGTAGGTTTTCTATTACCCTTATATTCAGGGAATAGTTTTCTTCTTCGCTGGCTTCCACCTTTACCATCAAAACATAAAATAACTCGTGTCGGTTTTATATTTTTTATAGCATATCCAATCGATAATAACGAACCTGATATTCCACCTACATGAACTCCATCATCATTGGTAACAGGAGAAATAGCCCAAGCCCTGATGAATGTATTTAACCCATCAACCAACAAGACTCTGTCATTGAGTCCTGTTGGTTTTGAGTTATTTTCCTGCAATGTTTCTAAAATAGAAAAATACTTGTTATTACTCATATACTACCCTTCTGGAACTGGTTCTTCTGATAATTCGACATCATCGATACCTAATTCATCAGATTTATATTCCATTATTGCAGCATTACACATTTTATCATAGATCTCATGTTTCAACTCGTCGTTGTTATCAACTAGAGCTTCCCAATCTTTAGATAAAAATTTATGTGTGTTTCCTGATTCATCGGTATATCCATACCATGCCCCAGATTGCGTAACCAATTTATGGTTCTTCAATAGGGTTAACCATCCACCATAATCATCTATTCCCTTATCAAAGAAAATATCAAATTCTGCTGTTCTTAAAGGTGGTCCCATTCTGTTTTTAATAACCTTAGCTTTGGTTTTGATTCCAATTACCTTATCTAAAGCAACAATTGAACCTTTTTGTTTAATTTGACCTGCAGCTTGTAAACGTAGTCTACAAGAAGCATGAAACCCAATTGCTTTACCGCCAGAAGTGGTATATGGATCGCCAAACATAACTCCAAGCTTAACCCTTAATTGATTAGTAAATATAAGTGTTACCTTATTCCTACCTAATAATTGTGTAATTTTACGCATTGCTTTTGATAATACAATAGCTTTACTAGTTGCCCATCCATCTTTACTATAATCGGCTTCTTGTTCAACTTTTGTAGTGGCAGCTGCAACAGAATCTACAACAATCGTTACCATACGATCTTTATTAGATTCTCTTACCTTGGAAATGATGTTTTCAATAACCTCAAAGATATCTTCAATTGTTTCTAATTGAATATATAACATTTCAGCCACATCAACACCAATACAACGTAAAAATTCTTCATTACATGCATTTTCAGTATCGATAAATACTGCTAGTCCACCTTTCTTTTGGGTGTTAGCTAAAATATGGCCAGCTAGTAATGATTTACCTGAAGCTTCTAAACCAGTTAATTCAGTAATTCTACCAACAGGTATACCACCATTCTTCCTATTTGAAATAGCAAGATCTAATGTAGCTGAACCTGTTGAAATGAATTCCGTTAAATCAGTTGGTGTTTCTTCAGAACCATCTAGAAAGTATGCGACCTTGTAACCCTTAAATTGTTTATTAAGACTTGTAGCTAATACGCTAGCCAAGTCATCTCTAACTTCTGCTTTTTTCTTCGCCATATAAATAACCTCTATTAATTATTAAATAATTCATCAAATGCTGCACCTACATCATCAACTTTTTTAGTATTCTGTGTCGTCGTTGTAGTAGTCGATACAGGTGTTGTATTTGGTTGTGCAGAATTATCTTCATCAGGGTTTAACCATTCAGCAAGTGATTGCTTAAGATCATCATAAGAACCCTTTTTGAATATATCAAAAATATCTTTTTGACCATTCATAATTGCTTCTGCTACTTCTTTATTATCAGTAGCTGGAGTCTGATTAGGTTTAATTCTAATCGAAGTAGAAGGGAATTGCTTTCCTGTTTCTTCTGCGGTTTTGAATTCAACTGTAATATCTCTACCATTATTCACATCAGTGATATCACCATAATCAGGATCAGCGATAAAGCTTAAAAGTTCTTGGTAAACTGTTTTACCAAATCCCCATAATTTTACACCTTCTGATTCTTGCCCTCTTACTAATACAGGAACATAAGTTCTCATTTTAGGTTCAAGTTTTCTTGACATTTGCCAATCATCTCTATTACCTGTAGCTTTTAACTTTTCTGCAAATTCTACGATAGGATCTGCTTCACCATGTGTTACTGGTGATAAAAAGTTTTTACCATTAAAGCCATAATGAAAGTAAAGTTCCAAGAACGGATTGTCTTTGTTATACTGGTAAGGTACGATTCTTACTGTTTGTTTACCTGGTTCAGGTTTCCATAAATTGTTTTGTCTACCTGTTTGGTTTTGAAGGCCGGATAGCCTTTTGCGGATTGCATCTAAATCTAATGCCATAATTTTTCCTCTTAATTGTTAATTGTTAATAAAATGATTTAATTGTTATTTGTTACTGTATATAAATAGTATACGTAACTAATATTATATATAATATACAAAAAATTTCTTTAGTATCCAACTTATTCACTAAAACTTTTTTTCCATTTTTCTATTTTTTCTACTAATCGATTGTAATATCTATTACTATTCATTTTCAATATCCCAATCCACTTATCTCTTTTCTGATTACAGTCGAATTCTATTTTATGCATATTGCTTACCTGTAATTGCCCTTTCCCTAGATTGCCAATCGATAAAGAACTCCATTTTATATGTTCTATATATGCAACGGATATATCAAAAATTTCTATACGATCCTTATCAAATTTATATGATACAAATATATAAGCTAAACTATTGTTAGGATCCTTATAATAATCATTTAATCTTTTAATGGATATCAAATTAGGTCTAGAAAATGACGCATCTAAATTATGTGTTTTAATATCCAATTTTAATAACACTTCCTCTAATTGCAGTTCGACATCTTCAATACTTCTAGGACTTGATGGATACCGGGCATTAGGATAATTATCTATTATTAATTGCCTAACATGCGCTTCGACTATATCACCAACACCTCTTTGCATAATACCTTTATCTACCCGAATATAATCAGGCATCTTGGTATTTAATAGATATTCTATATTTTCTATTTCCAAAATACCTGTATTAAAACTAATATCATTGCTAATGATAAGGATACATATGTTTTTGCTGTTAATGATTCACCCATAAACCACCATGTACAGAATGCGAATGATATCATACCTAATGCAAATACTACTAGTCTCTGTGGCCATAGTAATCCATCGAATCCCGCAAATGCCATTTTTGTAGCTATTATAAACATATAGCTAATTGGCACTCCTAATAACGATAGCCATACTGGGTTCTTTTCAAACCATTTCCATACAAATTGTCCATTTATTTGAAACCATACTAATGTCTGTGTTACAAAAAATAACAAGCTGCTTATTAAAATTAATTTTATATTCATATTAAAAGAAAAATTTATGTGTATTTTCAAGATTTTTACTTTCCTCACGAAGCTCTAGCAGAATATCAAATCTCCAGATATCTTCTCTATTTCTCATAAAGACATTTACCATATCATCCATAAATTCATTACATTCTTTATGATAATACCCCTTCTTTAGCCATTTAGTATTAGTCTTATACATATCTTTCCATAATACTAATCTTTTATCATAACTATATTCTCTTAATAATGTATTATTATTTACATTACTATCTTCTTTATCATATAAAGACCTAACACCATAAGATTCAATTTCTTCCACGATCCTATTTATAGCATTTACATTTTTAGCAGCTTTATAACCCATAATCAATCCTTCACACCAATTCACACAACGCTCCCATCTATCTTCAGAACGATTATTATCAAAATAACTTTTTACTTTAGATAATTTTTCTTCCAAGCTAAATTTAGATCCTTTAATAGAAGATCTAACTATCTGCCAATCTGCATTATATTTAGTAATATCTTTACTTTTTCTCATATCATTATTTATATCTAAATATACGAAAAATATTTCATATAACCAAATATTTTCGCTATTATTTTAGAAAGTCGTAGCCCGACGGGGAATCGAACCCCGGTTACATGGATGAAAACCATGCGTCCTAACCACTAGACGACCGGGCCAGCTGTTTATGGATATAAAGCATTTATCCGTTCATGCATATCCTTCCATTCCTTTTCAGTTTGAATGCATGGTTCATGCTTCATGAATTTAGCCATTGAAGTTTCGTTAAATACTTCCAAAGCATTGTCTTTACTTGTTGCTTCGACTGTAGTGTCATACTGGTCAAAGTCTCTGTAGCTTGGAATCCAAGCCATTCCACTAATGTAGAATTTTTTTAATTTTTCATTCATAACTTTTTATTTTTTGTGGAGAAGGTGGGACTCGAACCCACGACCTCTGCAGTGCAAGTGCAGCGCTCTAGCCAACTGAGCTACATCCCCATACTATTACGTAAACATCTTGTGAACCTCGTTCACTTTCCATTTGCCATTTGATTGCTTAACTAAATATCTATATCTTCCATCAAACATTCTTTTACGTGGTTCTTTTAAGCTAGTTAAGTGATGACAAAAACTACCACCCCTGTTTCTAACTGGATCATACTCTTTATATCCCTGTATATCTTTAAGATAAAATTTATTCATCTCTGTGAATGTTGCTTCTCCTAGAAATTCCACAAAATCTAATATAGATGCTGTAATTTCTCCTGTCTTCCATTTTACTACTCCGTTAACTGTTATCATATTATTGTATATTTTCTGATTCGTTAGCCCATTCCATATCTAATTCTTTTGAGCATGGTACAATATTCAATTTTTCTTGATAATGATTAACCCCTTCTGAATCAAAGCCTGCACCATCTAATTCCGGTTCATCTTGGTTCATTTGTACTTCTAAATTAGGGTCATCAGCATAAGGGTCCATATCTAATTCCTTTGAGCATGGTACAATATTATATTTTTCAACTAATGCATTGTATGCCTTATCATATTCCTTGTCGAATAGATCCAAGTCTAATGGTGTCGCATTTTCAAGAACGTATTGTTCATGATTCTTTTTTAGTGTTTCTAATTCAAGTTCAAACGCAACTCTTTCAGTTGTTTTATTATCGATTTCTTGTAGTCTAGCAATTTCAGTCTGCAACTCTTGTAATCTTTCTTTTGTCATTTTATTTATATTTTTTAATCAATTCTTTATAGTTTTCCATGATGTAAATAATTTGTTCTTCATTTAATCCTGTTAACATTTTTACTTTTGTTAAGTCAAACATATTTGTTGCCCCACTTAATCTGCACCCTTCATATCTATTGAATTGTGCTTTGGTAATTTCCATATTCGTTATCATATTAATATCATATGTTTAGGCACATTATAAAGTTGGCCATTTATATCTAATTTACATTTTTTATGATTTACCTTTACTACTTCACAAGTTACACCAGCGAACTTAGGCGAATCTATTTGAACCTTCTGGCCTATCTTAAATCCAGCATGCTTCATAGCCATCATTGTTTCCACTTGACCTTTTAATGTTTGTAATTCTTCATAAGACATTAAATGAAGATTTTCGAAATTTTTTTGCATTTTTTTAATATTTTTATTAGCACTCTAGAACTTTGCGTTCCTTATTATTTATATATAAATATACGAAGAATATCGCACTTTTCCTACAAAAATCGCAGGTATTTTAATAAAGTTATGAACAATATTATTGGCCATTCTACGAATATTAGCCACGAAATATTGATAGTGTGATATAATATATTTAATAATATTATTATTGTAATTAATTCAATCATTATACTGATCTTCCATTTTCATAAACATGCTTTACTGTTGGAAATCTTAATGATATTCCACCTTCCTGATTCTCTGTCTCTTCAAAGTATTGAACTGTAATAGTTTTACCTATAATCTTACTATGATCTTTACCGAACTCTTTTCTTTGATCTAAAGAAAATCCTGATCCCACACCAACTATATTATCTTTATGTTTAATAGTAACCTGGCTTAATGCATTTATAGTTTTTTCCTTTCCTTCTACTACAATTCTGATATCACCATTAGTTGCGCCTGAAACTATATACTCTTCATCAAAGAACTTTTTACATTTTAGTAGATTTTTAGATCTTTTACCTTCATAACCGATATTCTTTCTTAACATAACACCTTCATAACCATGTTCTTCTGCAAGATCAATATCTTCCATTAAATGTTTTTCACTTTCAAGTTGAAATTGTTCTAATACTTCTAATGTATTATTCTCAAATTCTACATAGTCTGGTCCATTATCTTCTAATCTTAAAAGTCTATCTTCTAATTTTGTAGTTCCTTCTTTTGTATCAAATTCTTCTAATGTTAAATAATCAAATATAATATACTTTGGATTATCAATAGTATGATCTTTTCTTTTGATTTGTTTCATTATACCTTGGAAATCTTCATTACCATCTTTATCCATTAAACAAATTTCTCCATCTAAAACAAAATTACCTGGAATTGATGCTACATCATCTAATACCTTTTGTAAGGTTGTAAATTCATTTCCTTGTCTGGAATATGCTTTAACTTCACCATCTTCCTTTCTAATGATACATCTAACACCATCCAATTTTCTAGATGATAACCATGTTTCATTTTCAAAGTCACAAAATTTAGGTTCATATTTAGTTGCTAAAGCTACATCAAATGTTGGTATTAAATTTGGAATAACCTTATTAATAACAGATTCAGAAGCTCTTAATTCTAAATTTCTATCTAATATATTATAAATTAAATCAGCATATTCTTTATTAACTTCTACAAATCCATTTACTACAGATATTGCCGCATGGCCTGTAAATTCTCTATTTCTTAATCCATCTAATAATTCAAATATACTTTCATTCATATAATTCATATCGCATAAATGTTGACCAGTAGAATCACCATAATTGTTATTATACTTCTTACAGTTCTTACTAGTAACATGATATTTGAAATATGGATTATACGTATAATATAATACCCTTGTAATAAAGGAATCACCCTCTATACTTTTAATGATTTCTTTTTTCTCTAATAGAGAAGATGTAGATTTCATCCTATCTACAAACTCTTGTAACCTTTCTAATTCTTTCAGCATATTTTTAATTTTATTAGCACTCTTGAGCTTCGCGCTCTTATTTATATATAAATATACGAAAAATAATTGACATATACACGCTTTTTCGCAATTATTTTGCGAAAAAATGCGAAAAGTTATGAAAAAATGATTATTTTTTGACTTTTATGTGAATTACTTCTTGAACCTCGGTATCGATTCTTTTGAGACCTTCTTCGTTTGTAACTAGCATACAATTTCTATAATTATCCCAATCAACTTGATATGTTGTATCAAGAACGCCGTTATTTAACACCTTAATAAGAACATTTAATGCATTAATTGTATATAATGTATTTGTATTCTTTTTACGGTGTAATGAAATTGTATTTGCTAAAATATTTACTTTTGTAGATGAATCGATATTATACGTGCACATTAATTCTGCAGTTTGTTGGCTTTTTAATACAAATATCTTATTAAAAAGAATATCATATGATTCTATTATAGTATCAATGGTTGGATGTAATACCTTTGGTGCTGAAAAGGTGCATAGTAGTTGTGTTCTCATTATTTATTCTTTTCTGCTGTTTGCATTATATTTTTCCTAATACTTTTGAACCGTCTATTACACTACCACCCGATACTGAAAATGAGAAAGTGTCGGGCCTTCCTGACCTTAAATCTACTTTGGTATACTTTGTTCCTTTTTCTGTTATAGAATGTAAAATCCACATTTTTACAGAAGCATGACCTTTACCCTTTTGGACACTTGATTCTACAATTACACCAGGTACAAATTTTCCATCCTTAACCGCATCGGTCATATTCATAGCTTTAAGTTTATCTTCTCTAAATTCTTTTCCACTCTTTAGGTATTCCCAAGCTGTTGACTTCATATCTGCTCCGTATACTTTGAACATTGGCAAGTCTGTTTTTCCAAAATACATTTCCTTTTCCAATTCTACAAATTCTTCTAATACTTTTGTGACATTTTTTATTTCACCTTTAGAACTTGCGAGCATTTTTGTCAAGTGTTCGTAAGCAGTGAAGTTAATCATAAGCTTTATTATATAATTTGCACCATTTTTTATATCTTTTATTGCATAATCTTCAGGACCTGCTGATATTTTTGTAGGATATATTCCGTCATCTGCGACGTTTAATAGGTTTTCTAAAATACTCCATTGCTGTTGAGCCTTGTTTAGTAATTTATTAGAATATGACTTATCCTTATTCATGGCTGCTTTTGCAACCATTTCAGCATAGGCTGAATAACTATATCTAGGTTTTTTAGCTTCCTTTAACTCCATAGGCGCTCTGTTAAATTCCTTCTGCATAAATGATTCAAGTGATGGTGAAGGTTTATTCATACTAAACGTTAGACTTGATAGAACTGAGGATGAGAATTTAGCAACCTTGTTTTTTGCCTTATCTAATAAGGTTGTAAACTTATCCTTAATATATTTTAATCCCTGCGTAAAGTATTGAGCAAGGCCTTCATTTAATAAAAATCCTTTATCGCCATGCTCTGCAATTTCTTTTTGTAGATAAACCCTCCATGTATCCATAGGTTCCTTTAATCCATACATATCTGCAAATGCTACCTGAATTCTACCTAGTTGAGCTCCGCCCTTTTTAAGTTTATTACTTATTTGAAAAAATTCAATACCGGATTCCGTTTTACACTTGCCTGAACTATCGAATTCTATTTTTTCACTTTTCATTGCTGTGATAAGAGCCTGAGGGTCTCCTTTAACTATAACCGTGTCTGCTGTATTGTCCTTAAAGCCTGAAGTATCTAGATTTTTATTTTCATATCCAGCCTTATAATACCTACCTATACTTGAGTGTATAAAATTCCAACCTTTACAACCATGTGCGGTTGCAAATACATGTACTCCGTTTGCTAACTCTAAAGCACGTATTACATCAGGTATACCTTCTAAAGCACTTAGTCCAGAAGCTCCTGCATATTCACCTCCTTTGCTCAAGGCCGTTTTGAAAGCTCCAATTGCAGCTTCAACATCTGATTGTTGAACATTTGGCGTCATTATCTTTGAGTAGTAAGATGTAGGGTCAAAATATAATCCTGTGCAAGCAGCCGATTCTAGTTCTTTTTCTTTCCAAGATATCTTAAATGGTGAAGATTTTTTTGTAGCATTCTTAAAAAGCCCTGACATCTTTGTTTTTGCACCACTTATCTTATATGTTTTACCCTTTGCACTAATATATGCGATTTTAGGATTTGCTTCTCCTGGTGATAGGTCAACTTCGATAGCATCGGCTGTTTTTGCAACAACCGTATATGGTCCTTGAGGTGCATCTTTCCAGTAATTGAATGTTTGTGATCCAGCCAGCTGTTCTGTTCCTACGGGCTTTTCCCATACAGAAGACTCTGCTAGTATACTTTCGTCGCTAATAATTTTTCCAACCTCAACACAGAATTCTTGAAATGTTTTTGCAGTGAGTTGTTCTGGTGGATGTTGATCCCCACCAGATGCAGCTAGATTAGCTACTAATTCCTTGATAAATGCATATGAATAATTTTGCTCATACAGAACCTCCATTAAGGTTGTAAGATGGGAGTCGTCAGATACGTCAGGCATTCCATTGCCTACTCTCCATGACCACTCTCTTAATATTTTATCTGCGTTAAACCTCATATCTTATATAAATAGAAATTTTTTAGGGGAAACCTTACTGCAATGCATTATAATTGTCTCCGCTTTTTGTTTTAATAGGAAAATACAATGCCTCTTCTACATCATGTAAAAAGGATTCGCCATCCTCAGGGTTGTAGTCGAATGTAAACGAATCGTAAGTGTATAAAATAAGTTTTGATTTATATTTGTCCATAACATTAATTAATTTATCCAAAATTTTGCTGTTATATTCTGTCTCTAATGATTGTAGAAAATAGTTTAACAATTTCGGTGGATTCATATCCACTAGATTGGCAGCATATAACTTTCTTTTATATAAATATGTAGAAATATAATTTCTAGCTTTATAATCCTTCCACAATTTCTTTGTAAAATTATCAATTTTATTAAAAAATTCTATACTTTTCATTTCTTTAGGAATACCCCCATATAAAATTTTGAAAGATAATGATTTAGATTCATTATATTCATCACGCGTCAATTCATCCTTACCAAAATACTGTTTACCAAGATACATATGAATGGATCCTTCTGGAAATTTATATCCAATCACATCAGCCATCATTCTTAAATGATATGCATCAAAATCACATTCTATAATTTTACCATCTTTGAATCTGCTAATATATTTTTCACGAGTTCCATCTTCTTTATTAAGAGCTGCGTAATTTATCCCCCCATATCTATTAGAAGGTCGACCAGTGGCTGTATATAAATTATATTGAGAATACTCATATCCCAACATAGTAAATAAACCAGAGTCTTCTATTTTATACAAATTATATAATGTATTGTTATTATATGTATTATAAGCATTCCTATCTATCTCACCAAAATCATACTGTTTATACGCGATTTCCTTGAGTTTACGACACTTTTCCAGGTGCTTGAAGATAGGAATCAGCGTGCCAATCTTTGGAAAATTGTAGTATTTACGTTCTATAAAATTATGCGCTATAGTATTGTTATTTGATAATTCAAGAGGTATATTAGTATGAAACCAATTAGCTAAATTAAGATCTAATATCTTTTCACTTTCTATTTTATTCCACTTTAATATATGTAATAAATCTTTTTTATCTGGTGTGAGTATTCGAGTAAAATTTGATAATATTCTACTAGCTTGTTCTAAATCGAATGATGTTAATGCTTCGGGATGATTCATAGGAATTATAAATTCATGACCTTCATCTTTATCAACACCTAAATATAAATAAAATAAACATAAATCATTTTTGGCCGGGTGTTTATATATATCAGAAAATACAGGTATAACAAAAGCTGTTGAGAACTTTTTAGACATATTAAATAAACTAACTACACTTTGTGGAGTTTCTACAATCATAACCTTTTTTACCTTTTACTTAATTAAATATACAAAAAATATTTTAATTTACCAACTAATCGCCCCTATAAGACTCATCATATTTTGAATACTCTACAAAATTGTATATAATTTTATGTAATTCTGCTATAGTTTTGCTATTAGAAGCAACTGTTCTCTTATTAGTATCCTCGATACCTGATTCTAAAAGTTTACCTTCTTTACCCAATATATCAGTTTTGGGGCCTGTCACTTTCCATTTCATTGCAATGGCTTTATATAAGAAAGGATTGATGCCTTCATCCTTTGATTCATATTTTTCATATTGCTCCTTATCAATTTCCAAAATAGGGGCTGATATATCGTTTCTTTTTCTAATAAAATATCTTATCATATATCCTCGTTGAAAATCATCTTCATCTGGTAATACGACAACATAATATGGGTCATTAAATTTATAGTCGTGTGGAGCATTATTAGCTTCGGCTAATTGAATATATGTTCTAATAGTTTCTGAATCATATACCACTAAAGGTCTTAATGGTTTGCTAGTACCTTCATCAAATACTCTGCCTGTATATGGTCCTGTAGCAGTCACATTGTAATATCCAGTATAAGATACATAATCCATTAACATGAATTTGGATCCATCAGTGTATTGATTTTCTTTTTTTATATGTGCAGGGGTATATCTAGCCATGATTATCCTCCTGTCTCACCACCCTCTCTTGGTGCGGATAAAATTTGTGTTAGTAAATCCTTACATGAATCGACTTCTTCTATAGTAGCTTTTCTATAAATTGAAGTTAATAATCTTGTAATTTTATCCTGCATATCATCTACTGTTAACCTTTCACTTTTTACTGTGTCTGGTTCCTTTCCGGTTTCACCATCTTCTCCTACTGTAATACCTTCACTATCTAAAGACATTACCATAGCATTTGGATAAATGTATGATGCATCGCCTGGTTTATTTCCTATACCAAATGTTCCTAATCTTTCTTGTTTAGTAATATCATCAATTTCAAGACCATCAACTTGAAGATCAGTTAATTTATCATCTGCTGATGCAATTTTACTATAATGTAATTTAGTAAATGCGTCATTTTGTGGAAGGAATCTCATTATACAGTCAATATCAGTAGACCAGTCTTTATCTGATATACTGTGCTTTACATCCTTTACGAAAAAGTATACTTGATTTTGGTATCTTGTTGGTATATAATCAATCATAAATCCTTGACCGAATTGTATTCCCGAAATCCCATCTAATTCAAAACTACAATCAAGAGGAATTAATTTACTAGCTTGTAATTCGTTTTTTTGTTCTGCAGATCCTGTAAATCCTGTATTAGCTCCAAGAGCTACCATTTGTTTCATACCATTAGGAATTTTAGATTTGAAATCCAATTTACGTAAAATACCGTGATTTTTTCCAGCCGGTAATTCTGTTATATAAACCTTATCATTAAGAGTAAAATTATCATCAACAACAGAACATATATTAGGATACATTTCGTCTACTACCATTCTAAAATTCCATGGATTACCACATGCTTCATTCATACTGCTTAATAAGCCTTCCATCCATCCTTGCAATGTATCTTCCTCCTGTGTGATTCTAATACATTCATTTAGATTAACAAATATATTTCCTAAATATCCTGCGGACATAGGATCCTTTAGAGACATAGGGCCCGAACTTTCCTCGGGTTCTATAATGCCAGCTTCATAAATCGCCTGATCTATTTTTTGAACTGCAAAAAGATCAACGTCATCCACGCCACTTAATCCTGATGGTCTATTAGCAGTTTTTACAGCAGGTGTATAATGAGTATCCCCTATCTGACCTGGTATTAGACATACAGATGGATCTGATGATAATAAAAATTTATCATTACCTATAACCGCAGTATACATTGGCTCGTCACCTGTATTATTCATTTCGCTACCAATTTTCATTGTCATTAAAGGGCCTGCGCCTGGTGTTGTCTTATCTCCTTCACCAGCTTCTCTCGTTGCCGCACTAGTAACCTTATATAACGGATTTATCACCTTATCTATTAAATCTCCAAATTTAACAAAATTAAATCTATCAGATGCGGTTTTAGCTAGATCCGATTCTATAGTATCCTTAAATTTAGAAGTGGATCCATATTTGTATGAAAATACTTTTAATGTGGTATCTGGTATTCCTACTATATCTTTTAATTTTATACTTTTATCTTCTATTTTAGTTACGTTATCTTTTACCTGTTTAGCTATACTTACTAAAGCGGATGATAGTCTGCTCTCTTTTGGTTTTTTATCATCATCCTCATTTTGACCTTGCTGACTTACAGGTGCTGCTAAAGGCATATTTAATGTTGTATCACCCATTGCAGTAACTTCTGTTTTACAATCAAATGACATATCATCCCTTAAATTCCAAGAAAAATTAACAGTATATCCAAACATAGCATCATAACAGCCCCCAGACTCTTTTCTTCTTTTGTTAATTTCCTGCTGAACCTTTGTAGGATTTTTTAATATTTCATCATCTAAAGGCATTAGGTTTAATGGCGCATTATGATTTACAGACCAACCCCACTCCACTAATATTCTAATACCTGGAGTCATGTAGAATGTTTCTAATCTTTCAAGATCGTCTAAATGATAACATACCCAATCAATAGAAGCTTTTTTTAATGCTCCTCTTGATCCTTTATAATTTATTGTTACGCCCTTTATACCAGGCATAGGTTTCAATCCCCTTTGAAGACCTTGAGCTCTAATTTCGTCTATAGAAGGATTTTCGTTTTCATTGAATTTATATATACCACTATACATCTGGTCAAATCCTTCTCTTCTTCCAAAAGTATCATCATCCTTTCCTTTGCCCATTCCGGCAAATAGGATATGTTCAAATCTTGTTTGATTGCTAAACTCCCCATTCCATAATTCTTCCTTTTTTTCACCTTCTTTGGTAGGACCTGCGTCATCTGGAAGTGGGACTGCGTTTGATACTACACGCATATATGGTGTTTTTTGGTGGTGCCAATATCTATCTTCAGGAGATACTCCTGGAATATGTTTTGCAAGACCTTTTATACGTCTTAATAATTCTTCACGAACATATGGCGCTGGTGCGCTGTTAAATAGTGGCATATAACTACTCCGGTTTTATATTATTAATTGTATCTAATCTAGATAAAACATTTGATACGTCTTTAGGGATTATTAGTTGTGTACCTGGTGTTACAAATAAACTATCTCCTGGTAGATTGT